CAACCACCACCGTTCCTTGCACAAGATACACTACTCCGTATTCTTCATTGCCGGTTAATGATGGCACAGAAACAATAGGTATTGCTTGTCCGCCTTGTTCCAAATTAAATAATCTTCTGCTCAAATCAGCGGTTTTAAAATTAAGGCTTTGTATGTTTTTATCAACCTTGTTTACTTCTTGGCTATATCTTTCTACTCCGTCAGCCGTATATGTGTCTTTTAAGGCTTGTATTCCGCTTAATTTCCTTGTCAAAATGTATGTGTCCACATAACTTCCATCGTCAGACAAAAACGCCACAGAATCGCCAACTTCGTGACAAGGATTTCCTTTTACTTCTGCGTCGGATGGAACGTAAGCTACGTTTTCAACTTTATTTAACATATTAGTTGCCATTGTTTGTAGCTGACTTTCACTCTGTCCGTAAGTTATTATGTCATTTTGAACAATATATACGTTTGGAATAGACATTGAACGTGCATTGTAATTACTACTTCCTGCACTTGCGCCAATACTTCCGTTTTCTTTTCTAATTTCTAATGTATCAATCTTTTTAGCCGTGTAGTTTTCGTAAAACAATTCTTTATATCTACTTCTTGGTATTTCCACATTTTCTGAATATGTACCCGGAAATACCATTTCGCCCGGAAACAAATCAAACGTAGGATAAATACCGCTGCTTGCATTACCAAGCGACACATAAGTAAACACTCCGCTTCTGTTAATGTGTCCAAACACACCATTTATTTCGCAAATAGCATTTAAAACTGTTCTGCCAGATAGTCTGTCTTCTTCGGATTGAGAATTGTAAATATATGCACCATCATTTACTAATGCAATTTCTTGTTGTTCTATGCCAAAATAATTTAAAAGTGATGTACGCAAGTTTTTAATGGTAATAGGAAAAGATAACGATTTCCACCAATCAATAACATCTGCGTTAATAATTTCGTACATTGCGTCATAAGCAACAATATCCCTTTTTCTTCTGTCTTTTGATAACGTATCGCTATAAACTGTGTAATTTCCCAATACAAAAGGATTTTCAAAATTATTATCAAGAACAATAGATATTGTAATCATCATGTCTTTTAATGCTACAATTCCGTTGTTTCTAATAGAAAAACTAACCTTACTAGCTTCACAACTACCAAATCTTAACTGCGTGTCGCTATTTAGGGATTCTGACAATGAAAAACTTTCTTGGTAAATATCTTTATTAGTAATTTGACCGATACCATAATCAATAATAATGTCTTTTTTTACGCTATCTTCATTGAATAAATGTTCCAACGAATAGTTAATCATTACAACACCACCTTAATATCCGATAAATTCAATCGGTGTTTCGTTATACTTTATAAGTTCTTTTGTTGCCATATATATAGTAAATTCGGGGTCGGGCATATACATATTCATAGTCACATAGTTGTCGGTTTCGGGCATATAAAACTCGACTAACGCCTTGCGCTCTTGTGGGACTGTGTAATTTGCTTGAATATTGCTTAAAAATGCCGATATTTCCCTGTTTGTTTTTAAAGGCGGAATATTAAATGCAATAACCGCCGAAAAATGCTCTAATGCTTCTCTATGTAATTCGCCGTTTGCATCACGATAACTGTCTAAATCCAATATTTTCTTGCTTACTTTGTATGTTTCAGCACGCATCATTGACAACGGAATTTCATAATTGCCAACTTTTATTAAATATCCTTGATATGCCATAGTTTTCTCCATATAAAAAAAATAAGGACAGAAGATTTCTCAACTGCCCTTATCTCTTTTAACTAAATGCTGGTCTGCCTGTGGTTCTGCTAAAGCTATCTGCTTCTTTTCTGACCACCCTAAACAATCGTCCTGCATCTCCCTCTAGTGTTACGTTTACATTTGAATAATTACCTTGATTTGAGAATGCTCGCATCATTCCTCGGTATGCCGCTTCTTCAATTCCGTCTGTAATTTGCTGATTGTTAGCAACCGCAGTTTTTCCATTGCTGAATTTACCTACTAATTCCGTATGGTTTGCGTAAAACAATCCATCTTCTTTAGGGAATCCGCCAGTTGCATAAGCCTTAATTCCAGTACCTATATTTCCAAAAGAATTAAGACCGCCGATGTTAAAATCAAATTTTGTTTTTGATATTAAATCGTGTATTCCACCAATCAATAACTCAAACATCTTTTTAATACCCTCGGCAAACACCTTGCTTTTTTCTGATATTTGATTAAAGAAATCTACCACCAACTCTATTGGGTTAGGTTGCATCAAAGATGTATCAAAAGCAACTAACCAAAAGTTTTCTTTTATGTCGTTTATTAGATTACTCCAATCGTAATTTTCTAAAAGCCTTACTGCTTTTTCAAACCCCATTTGTATTTCGCTTGCAACTTCGTCCGGCAATATAACAGATGCTAAATCGGTAGCCATATTGTTTAAAGCAATTAAGGCATTAGCCCACCCGGCATTTTCTAATTCTTTAAAAAATCCGCCTTCTCCAAACCATTTAAACTCTTTATACCACTGCGCATCTTCTGGAAATAGTTTTTCTCCCAACCATTTTCCAAAATCAAATCCTGCCCAAGCGGCTATAATTCCTGCAATTAAACCTGCACCTATTGTAAGTCCTATTTCCATTGCCGTTCCCGCTCCGAAAATAAGCCCCAAATCCATTGTAAACAAACCGCCAACGCCACCAAGCGATTTTAATGCGGTTGCCAAACCAACTAAAGCGGTAGAACCTTTTGCAAGGCTTACCAAATTAGTTAAAGGAGAAACAAGCAGTGTAATACCTTTACCTAAAAGGCTAATTGTTGTTGCTACACCAGACAATCCGGCAAACGCTAACAAACCAGTTGCAATAACTCCAAAAGCATAACCCCATTTTTCTGCTTTTTCGGGGTCTCCTTTATTTAGCCAATCTGTAAGTTTTGTTACAGCACCATCTTCGCCAAACAAATTATTGATTGTTGTTACGGATATATCTCCCAAATCTTCAAAGAAGTCCAAAAGACCTTTTCCAAAGTTTTCTGCGTAAGGTTGCAATGCTTCTGATAAATCTCCGATGTTTTCAGAAATTGCTTCCCATTCAATATCCTCAAAATCTTCTTTAATAATATCCGCTATTGGCTTAAATATCTTTTCTATAATATCAGCAAAATCTTGCGCTTTGTTTTCCATTTGGTCAAACGCATCTTGCCAAGCCTTTTCGTATTCTTTGGTAGCGTCTAAAATTTCATCGGTTAAATCAATAGTACCGCCGCTTACCCCACTGCCTTTTGATTTATTTGCATCGTCAGGTGTTTTAATGACGTTTAACTTATCAAAACCAAGTAAGCCCATATAGGCTTTCTTTGCCGACTTTGATACACCATCCAAACTGTCTGCAAGTTCGTCTGTATCATCTTCCAAAGAGTTAAAACCTTGACCGAAACTGTCCAAATCAAGTTTAATTCCCAAAAGGTTTGCTAAACTCACAAGCAATCTCTTTAGCGCAATCGTAGCACCGTTTAAAACAGGCATAATTTTTTGTAAAGCCGGGATAAACAACTGACCTAAAACCATTCCGACTTCTTTTACGTTATTGCTAAACTGTCGCATCATATTGCTAGGAGAATTGATAGTGTTAGCCAAATCGCCCCAAGCCACTTTACTTTGGTCTAAAATAGCCAAAATACGCAACTGCATCTTTTCGGCTTGTGTCATTTCCGACACGGCTTTTTCAAGACCTAATTCATAAGCGTAAGTCTGCAAGGTCGCATTCGTAATGTCGATACCATACTTATATAACGCTCTTGATTGACCGATTAAACCGCTTTGTAAGTTTTGCATTACATCGGCATAATCTAAGTTGAATAATGATGACAAATCCGAACCTAATTTTGTGATTGAACTTGCCGTTGCCAAGGAAACTTCCCCGGTCTGCCCTACTGAGTTTGTGACGGATGCTAACTGCGAAGCGTACTGTGTCACTTCTTGCAAGTTAAGACCGAGATTTTGCAATCCTGTTTCGGTAAGCAACCCTGTTCCGTCTGCGTTCATTTGTATTGAAAGACCCGAAAGACCGCTTAATCGTTGTTGCAACCTTGTCGAAAAACTGTCGGCGTATGCTTCTGCACTTTCATATCCGTATTGCTCAAATTGGTGCGACCAATCGCTACCGATTTTTCCAAGTGCTACATTAAAGTAGTTGTATGCTTCCAGATAATCGGCGGTACTGTCAATTGCTTTTCCAAGACCTTTAAATGCCCTTATTAGCAAGAAATAAGTTGCGTAAAACTTACCTATTGCACTAGCCAATCCGCCAAAACTTGCCCTTGCCCTTGTAGCACTGTTAGAAGCCCTATTTAGCCCCTTTGAAATGCTATTCGATGCAGAACCTACCTTTGCACCTTGTGCGCTTAAATTCGCCAATGCGTTAGTCATTCTGATAACATTCTCACTAACCTTTGGTGCTTTTGAAAGCGTAGTCATAAGGTTGTTCATTGCGGTTGCTAACTGCGGAATATTAGTAATTGCATTTGTTACGGATTTATTACCAAGTTTTCCAAGGTTTTTTGCTAAATCTGATACTTGAACCGCATTTTGCGATACCGCACCAATGTTATTAAAAGCTCTTGTCATATGCGACAACGAACTCGCCGCATTGTTTAAACCTTGCGTATTGATATTTGCAAGTTGGTTAATTCCGTTTGCAAGTCTAATAAACTTTGCTTCGCCAACGCCCTTAAAACCCTGCATACCTCTTGACAAGGATTCTACGCCCCTACCAAGTGCCACAAGGTTATTACTTCCGTTTTGTGACTTTCCAAGAGAATTAGAAAGAACATCAAGCCTTGATACTAATTTATCTATGGAACTGTTCGCTTTTTGTGCTTTGGCTTCTATGCTTATGGATAAAGCATCAATTTCAGTCGGCATTCTTTCCACCTCTCTAATAATTATTTTTAGTTAGCGACCATTCTCGTTTTGCTGAATGGCCGGTAAAAAGACAGTAGGCTATGACACACTACTGTCCTAATATTAAGAAGGACTTTGCGGAAGCCCTTGCTTCTCAAGCAATTTTATTCTTTGTTTCATTTCAAAGACCGCAATTTCTTCTTTTGATTCTTTGTATTTGTTTTCTTTTGTATTTTCTTGAATATCCGAAAACATAGGTTTTTCAAAATATTTGCTTGCAGTTCCGTGCTTGCCTTTCCACAAGAAATTGTTGCAAACGGTAGAATCCAAAGCAGACATAATGTATTGACCCATTATCCACATATCTTCATCTTTTATTTTTTGCCTTTGCTTATAAGATTTATAAAATGCCCTTAATTTATTCGGTGTGAGATGCCAAAATGTTTCATAAGGAACACCAATCGTCAAGGCATAAGGTAATATATCCTCATAGACTAATTCTCGATAACTTTTGTGCTTGACTTCTTCTTGTGGTCTTGGGGCATCTTCGGCTGTTTCTTTTTGGTCTCTTCCGTCTGGAACATCTTGTCCAAACCAATCAGCTCGAAAAAACCATCATTTCCCATATCTTCAAGCAAAATTTCCATTAAAGCATAATAATTTCCATCTTCTTGACCTTTTCTTTCAAGCAAATACTGTTTAACAACCGCTTTTGTTTTTGATAAATCCCAATTTTCTTGATGCTCAAGAAGTC